ATACCAGGGGTTTCTAGCAAGAGATTACCGATTCTCGCATAAGAAACATAGGTATCTCTAAATGCAATGGAAGAAAAATAGTTGATTAACAATTCTTTAAATGCAATTTGAACTTGACCAATATTATATCCATTTGCCAACGTAACAGTTGCCGTTACATTGATATTTTTCTCTTTTCCACTAACGATGGTAACTGTAGCACCTATAGGGCGAACATCTTCAATGTGTTCATACACGTTGTCTATAAGTTCCGTACTAGCTGCTCGTTTAGTAGAGTCAATAATAATAACTTTAACTGTCCCTGGTCCATTCCAAATCGGTATAACTTTAACATCACCTACACCAGCTACTTCTTTAGCCCACCTTTTATAATCTGACATATTGCCGCTTGTTGCAGGAGAATTTTTCTCTTCTAAAAATCGATTATATAAAGCTTCATCTGACTCTTCATCAGCACCAGGAATAAGGACATCCGCTAGTACTGCATTACCTAAATTTTTTATAGACTCAACAGGCAATAATTGTCCAAAACCTTTGTTTCCTACAATGCCAGCAGTATTAGCTTTCGCGGTATAAGATCCTGGGGAAGTTTCCTCTTGAATGGAATAGGTAATATCATTCAGACGAAATAATTGTCCAATCGGTAATCCTTCTAATGGAATACCTGAATTGTCTGTAACGACAATTTTACGAATAGCATTGCTAGCTGATTTGCGATATACTCCATGTTCCGATACTCTTTGAGCTAAATAACTGCCATCAGAGCTATTTGCGAAAGAAAGTCTTAACATAATAGCTAGATTTGAGTATAATTCTGCCAACTCCATTGCTGTTGGAGCTAAGGCATCATAAATAATACTTCCCTCTGCCTTATCTATATCATCAGCGATAGAACTAAGCATTTTATTGAGGATATCTTCAAAAGTTATCGATTCTAAATACTCAAGCACTTAAGGAGACCTCCTTTCTAAGTAGACTTACATCCCCATAAATTGTATGGACTGTACAATCGACTAAACCTGTTTCTTTATCTACAAAAGTAAGTGAGAAATCTGTGATACTAGTGATTCGAGAATCTTGTAACAAAGCTTCTTGAATGCGTCTCGGTAAATCCCCTCGAACGTAGAGTTCGTTTTCTCCGATCATATTTTCGAAACCATAATTGCTGCTATAAATTAAATGTTTATAACGAATGGTATCAATGATTTTAAAGATCGCTTGCTCCATAGCTTCAAGACCTTCTATAAAACCTCCACAACGGCCGTTCTCTAAATCTAGCTTGTAGGTCCTGGTTGGTAGATCAGCTGCATCGATAACTTCTATGTCCTCCGTTAGCGATAGATTTTCTCTTATTGGTAAGACCATATCTTATCACCTTCCCTATACCTATCCGAAACGTAATATTTCTGACCACCCTGGACGCGATGAAGAATTACTTTATCCCCCTTAATAAGTCCATCTTCAAAAATAAATTTCTGAGAAGTTCCCTGTCCATAGGTGCCGATACGTTCATGCTTAGTTAAATGTTCCGAAACTAATAAAAACTCATCCGTTAAGATAAGTTTAGAGTGTACTTCTATTTTTAATGGATTAGCTTCAATCACGGTCCCGTAAAGAATATTTACTGGGTTCGTAGATTGAAATACTTCTAAGGCTGTTACTTTTATTAAATCAAGTAATCCCATCAAACCACCTTCACTTTTAATGACATTGTGTGCACCCCAGACTTCCAATCATGAGTACATTCATCCACCAAAAATAATTTTTTGAGATTTAGTTTTTCTAAGTATACAAAAACCATTCTCCCAGCACGCACACGCCAATCACCCAAACATTTTAAAGTCAAAGTTTCTTTCTCTTTGTTATGAGTTGTAAGCAAAGCATCCAATAATCCTTCTACTTGTGCAGCTGTCATATTTTCGTCTACTTTTTCGTAGTACTGCATCCGACCCCACTTTGCTATATTGGCGCTATCCTGTGCGATAAATACTTTTCGTTTAGAGGCTTCTTTATCATCGATAACCAATTTAATTCGATTATACGAATCTTCTATTGATGCTTCATAGTCGAAGTCGTAAAGCAAACTCTCTTCCCCGATATAAAATTCCGTTGGATCAATCACCAAGGAACTAATATTTCGTAAGGTTGCTTTTCCAAAATCGTCATACATAACGAAGTTGTTATTTGTTGCAACCAAAGTTGAATCCAAACATTTTGCAAGTACGTCCAGCGCTTCTTTATCTTCTTCCACCATAGCGGGCAACTTATATTTTGTATCATCAACAATTCCAATAGTAACACCGAAGTCGCTACAAATTTTTTGGAACGCAGCACTTGCAGTCATCGAAGATAAAACAAAAGTATCACTGTACTTCAAGTATTTAAGCTGATCATAAGCAGTGATTTTAAATTCTTCGCTCATGGAGAAAGCTCTTTTTTTGGAGTAGCCATAAAAAATTTTCTGTTCCCCGTATGTCGCCCTCACAACTGCTCCGGAGACCACTTTATCTTTTAATGGGTCCAGATTGATTAAAGTGCAGTCGAGGACACCAGCCCCGCCAGTTTTTACAGTTTTCCATGTAAGAGAAGAAAGAGGCACTTCCCATATAACGCCATCTCGATTATCGATTAATACTTCTAACGCCAATAAGATCGCCTCATTTCTTCGTTGTCCATGAAGTTGGTATTTTTAGCTTTAAACCAATCGGCAATTTTCTTAATTGGCTATCTTTAATTCCATTCAAAGATTGTAGTTCTTTATAGTTTGCACCGCTGCCGGTAAACTTTTGAGCGATTTTCCATAAGGAATCACCCTTAATCATCGAATAGCTTTGTGGTATCACCCTGGTGTCTGTACGCTTAGCAGTTTCCTTTTTCGCTACTTGTTTTTTATCACTAGTTGCAGCAGTCGTATTTTTAACAGGTGTTTTTACGACTTCCATTTTTTTAAAGCCAAATGGCACGTATTTTTTTAATGAAAGTGTATAATCCACGTCTTGGGTGCCGAATTGATCCTTGTATTCGAAGCTTTGTATGGTCACCAGGTCATTAATGGCAAAAGAGCCGCCAACATAAATAAAGCGAACGACTGTAAGACCAGCCATCCACTTTTCTATTCTTTCGATATAGGTTTTCGGAGTTTGAAATTCCACATCTGAATAATGAGTTTTTTCTGATGGAAAATAACTTGAAAATGTGAACTCTGGAAGCTTCATGGGCTTCGGCACATTCACTGCCCCCACTTTGGATATGGTATAGTCTTCACTGTCAGCAGTGTTGGTTTTAGGAAGTTCAGAAGGGTTTACCGGAATACGGAACCCTACATTTGTTTTTTCATCAATGAGAAACATTCCTATCACTCGTAAACCCCCTTCACTTTGTATTCACGCTCTTGCTCTAACGATTGTTCCATTTTGTTTAACATTTCTTCTACATCAACATCTTTACTGATAGTATTGTAATTATTGATGACAGGGCTACTTGTCACGTTGTTTGTAACTGTTCTATTGTTTGAAACCGATGCACCTTGGCGTACTCCATCAGGAACGCTAACAGAGTTGTTCACTCGTAAAGTTGGTGTAAGTGTAATGATATTCCGAATGGATCGCGCTTCCGCAATATCTCTAAAAATTTCAAGATATTCATCTGCCAAATTAATTTTATCCTCAATTTTCCCAACTTTATCAAGTTTTCCGCCTTTAAGTTTACCGTCATCCAACGCCCCTGCTGGTGTGCCAGCTGCTGTTGGTGACATGTTGGCTATTGAATCCATTAAAGAAGCTGCATCATTTAACGGATTACCTTTTGTTCCACCTAAGTTTACAAGTCCCTTTGCCTTGTCTAGCAATCCATTTAACGATTCACTAACATTCATAGTGGAATTATAGCCCCACTCTTGCCCGGCATTGAAGGCTGCAGGAACGTTTTGCATATTCATCTTCGGTAGCGAAACAACATTCTTACTGCTTGTAGGGGCTTCTAAGTTAGCTGCAAAATTTTTTAATTTACTGCTAAAATTCGAACCTGCTCCAGCACTTAAGGTATTCATGGTGCCTAAATCGATACCAGGTATCTGATTCAAAGCTTCAATTACCCAGTTAATAGCCTTAATGGCTATATTGGCTCCTGTCACAAAGGCATCACCTAACACATTTGCTGCGTTATCAAAAGAGCCAGCCATTCCAGACATATAATTAATGACGTTCATTACAACGTCATAGAATAACTTTTTAATAGCATAAGTCGGATCAATAAATAAATTTATTAGAAATTCTGCAAATGCCATAAACATATTCCACCAAAATGCTATTTGATTATAAAGATAAGCACCCAAAGCTGTGAATAAACCAGCAATAAAGCCAATAACTTGAGCACTTTGCTCGCCCCACATTACAATAGCAGTCACTACAAGCGCAATTACAGCAATAATGGCGATAATCACCCAAGTTATAGGGCTTGCTAAGTATGCAGCATCTACAATCCATTGAGCAGCCGCCCATGCTAGAGTTGCAGTTCTTACTAAACCCAACCAAGCATATTTAGCCGCTAAGATAGCAACGATTGATCCGAGCACCACAGCAATAACCACAAGAATCGGTGCAATCCAAGACCAATTATCCGTAAAGAATTGACCAACTGCTCCTACCATATTGTAAAAGGCTTCTAATATATCAAATATTAAGTCCATGCCTGCTACGAATAGATTTACAAAGACCATGGCATGACCGGCTAACACACTGAATGCATCAGAATTTAAGAACTGACTAAATCGAACAAATAACGGCTCGAATGATGTTTGCGCCCAGTTTTTAAAGACTGTCATTGATTCAGCAAATGATCTCGGCATATTACCAAATTTTGTTTCTATTTCTTCAGCAGCATTCCATAATGCGCCTTTAATAATGTCTGCCGTAATTGTTCCTTCCGCAGACATCAATTTTAATTCACCTTTACTTTTTCCTGTAAATTCAGCGATAGCTTGAGCTAGTAAAGGAGCATTCTCCATAATAGAACGGAACTCATCACCCTGTAACTTCCCTGCCGCCATTGCTTGAGTTAATTGATACATACCTGCAGATTTTTCTTGAGTAGATGCCCCAGATACCGAAAAAGCTTTGTTCATTAATTCTGAGAATCGAATAGCCTCATCATTAGATGAAAAAGCATCCTCTGCAAGTAAGTTTAATTTTGCAACAGCACTTGCAGTATCATTATAAGAACTCAAACTACGTTGTGCTGCATTATAGATTTTTTCTTGGAGCTCTGCTTGTGTTTGCAATCCATCATTTACATTTGCAAGCCGAGCATTTGTGCCTGTGTAATTATCTGCTGCTTCTGTAAACTTCTTAAATCCATTAACTAACGCTTGGAGAGATAAATAAGCCGCTGCTGCTCCTGCAAATGCGGAGAAGAAGCGGCCGACAGCCCCTGTGGCATTTCTTGCTCCACCAGAGACTCTATTAAAACCGTTGTTAATATCATTAGTATTATTACCAGCGGTTCTCATTCGCTCAAGTGCAGCGGTAGCATTTTCGATATCCTTTCTTGCTCGTTGTAAACTACGCATATCCATTCCTTGTGAAGTCCTATTCAATTGTTCCATAACTCGAATAGTGCTATTCATAGCTTTCATCATACTCTGTAACGTACCGGTCATACGATCTGACAATATTAAGGTTGTTCTAACGCTGATTCTACTCACCTACCTTTTTGGACATAATAAAAAGCACCTGGATAGGTGCTTAGTAATAATTTAAGTTATATGTGATCTTCGCTACTCCAAATTTATTGCCTTCAATTTCAGATACCCAAAAGTCTCCAACTTTTTCTGATACTGGACTATACCTTAGTACATAACCGGTATCTCCAATTTTTTTAAGATCATCACTTGGGTTTATATTAAACATTGAGAAGAGTTGATTTTCATTATCGAATTCAAAAACAGAATCATCATATCCAAAGTACTGACCTGAATAAACATTCAAGCGAGTTATTTGATCATCGATTAGCATGAACTCGAATTTTCCCTCATCATAGGTATAATAAACTGCAGGTACTTCTTTCCCAGTAGAGGGCACTAACCACATAATTTCTTCTTTTCCCTGTGGTTCTCCCATAATCTCGACTAATTCAGCACTTGTGATTCTACTAAACTTACTAGCATCAATGATGGGCTCGATTGATTGTTCGCTAGTCTTATTATTGGTAGAATCATCTCCTGTGATGCCAGCCACAATTAAAATAACTGTAAAAGCTATTACAATGATTCCTAAAACTCCTAAACAACCAATAGTTAACTTTTTCATAGCTTAAGCTCCTTTCTATGTATAAATACAAATTATAACATGGATAGAAGTTATTACTATAAGTTAAAAAGTTCATGAGCTCTTAGAAGCTTCCGCTTCTTTTTCAAGCTCTATATCGATACTAGCAATCAAAAAAGCTTGTTCTTTCCGGTCTAAACCTAAAAATTGGTTCGGCAGAAGGTTAAAACGATGAAGAGCGATGTGCGCATAAAATGCTAATCCATCCTCTTCATCTCCTCTGCCTTCAATTAGTTTTTTGCTTCTTCAATTTCTTCTTCTAGACCAACATCAAGGCCACTAATCTCAGTTACTTTTTCTAAAATTTGATTGGCTTCACCTAACCAAAATAGAGCGCCGTACAAGTTATCAGCACCACGTACACCATAGGATTGTTGTAATTCGCTGTCATTTAGGTCAGGGTAAGTAACTGATGCTACGCAGATTTCACGGTTATATTTAATCGCATCAAATTGTCGTTCTTGTCTACCCTTTTTACCTGGTTTCATTCGAAAGCAGCGATCATTGATTGCATCCGATTCAGCAGCAGTTAAAGGGCGTAGCTTAATAGGTTCATCAAAGCGTTCTAGCTTTAAATCGACACTTTCAGGTTGACGTACATTTTGTTTCATAAAAGCTTTAAATTGGCTCATAAATGGAATCTCCTAATCTATAATTATTGAATTACGTTAAATTGGTTTAACATTTCAAAGTCATCGAATGTGAAATCAAACTCATCTTTTAACACGTCTGAACTATCGGCATCCAAAGAAGCAAGTAATGTCTTGTTTGGTACGATGTTACGAACGTCTACTGTTTGCTTACCAGCCGAACTTGTAACATCAGCATTAGCAACCATAGCGTCAAACATTGGCACTTTACCAGTACGAATATAATCTAAAGCCATAGCACGGATTTCTGGGCGATGGTAGTACATAGTCATACTACCTACACCTTTAGCCCCCACAATCTTTTGCCCTTCCATACGAGCGTTAAGGCGTTTTACATCAACTTTGTTATATTCTACTTCTGCTCGGAACTTTAGAATTTCAGCAATTTCAAACGAGCGTCCGTCAATCGTAATATAAACTGTCCCTTCACGAGACGAAATAGCATCTTTTGTTTGCATTACATTTGCCATAATTTCATCGCCTCCTATTATTTACATGCAACACGCATGTATAATTTCTCCGTGGCATCGATAAAGAAAAGACCCATTTCAACATAAACCGCATCTTTCTCATCACCTTGAACAATCACAATGTCGTCAGGTACATAAGAATCAATTACAGTTCCTGTGTATGGATCTAAAACAGTTTTCATAATTTCTTTTTTAAATAAATCCCGGCCATCATCATGATTATTCACTTTACCGATGAAATACTTTCCGAAAATGTATTGAACATTATTACCGATAATGTCCATTCCTCGGACAATTTTGTTCTTTCTGAAATCTTGATTTTTCTCCACTGTAAACGAACGGAAAGTATTGATATCTTGCTCTACTACAATCACATCATTATTACGAGTAAAAATAATATGCCCATCTTTTAAAGCTTGAATAATTTCATCATCATCTAAAGGTTCACAATCGATAGCTTCAGGATATGTGGCATACGTTAATGATTCTGTGGTAGCAGCTGCATACGCTCCTCCATACCAATAAACCGCATCTTTCGCCTCAATAATTTCCCCGCCATCAATCATGACCCAATTTTTCACTGAAATAGTAGTTTCATGATCTGCTGCGTTATAATTATTAGTTACAAAAGCAACTCGTTTTCCATTATTCTCTTTAAGCTCCTTCACTTTAAGTGCAATAAGTGATTTTGTTGTCTCATCATCAGTGCCGTATGCGACTACTTTAAAATTAAGTGTCCCTAAAGCTTTTGCAAATTTAGAAATCGAATCGTTTGTTGCTGGAGCTGTTGAGCCACCTGTTAAAGTTAAAGTTGCATCGTTTGTAGGTAATTCCCCGTCAAATGATACGAAACCATTCTCCTGTAATTCATCAATAGTTTTTACTTTTTGTGTGTTAACTAATTTGGCATCGAAGTATGTTTTGATTGTCACCGATCCATCTAACCCGATTGTTGATGTAATACTAATTTTATTACCATCAGCACCACCAAATTTGGCAGTAACAATTAATCCTCCATCACCAGAAGATGCGGCCGCCCTTTCTCCCACTCCGTTTAAGTTATAAACAAAGATATTAGCAGTTGCTTTAAAAGCCTCTCTAATCGAGGTAATTTCAGCTAAATCTTTACCAAAAACCTCTTTAAATTTAGTACTAGTAGAAACTTTGATAAATTTACCTACTTCTCCCCAATCTAAAGCAATTGGAATAACTAAGGCGCCAGCAGAAACAAGTCCAGCTGCATTTAAGCTATTTGTTTCGAAGTTAATGTAAGCGCCTGGACGCACTTTTGTTTGCGTTTCCCATGTTCCACCTGCCATATTATTTAACCTCCTTTTTTCTATTTAGTTTTGTATTTTTCCATTCCTCAACTAGGACCTGCGCTTGCTCAAGCGTGTAGGTTTCTCCATCTTTAAGCACAATTTCATATTCAAGTCGCTCTTTCGAAGTCTTAGCACTCTCCAGAAATGCAGTTTTAGCAAATTGTCTAGTTTGGATTTGATCAGTTTTTCGAGCCAACATCAACGCCCTCCAATGTTTTCATTTGAACAAGTTTCAATACATCCATCACACGGGCAGCTACTTGGAACGTCACTACAAGATTCTCATCTACAACTTCTCCTTCTAGTTCATGTATGTGAAATTGATTTTGCAAGTATTTGAAATTGTTCTGGATAGTCTCCAGCACATTTAAACACTCTGCTTCAGCATCCTCTGAATCTTCGTAAGGAAAATAGGTGATGACAAAAAAGAATGTGCGTTCAGCTTGATGAGTCATCCCCCGCACTTGATGGACCTTTAAAATACGCACTAAAAAAGCAGGAAGTTTTAACCCCTGCTT